CATTATCAAATAACCAATAACTAATAAGGAGACAAATTATGCCTTTGCAATCAAAATATACTCAGACCCTTACAAAAGTTGGTCTGAAGTACATGCAAGACCCGAAAAAATTCAAAGCGACAAAGATTTTCCCTCTTTGTTCGGTTACTCTCATGAGTTCCTCGTATCCCACTTGGGACAAAGAGTACTGGTTTAAGAATGAAGCAACTATTCGTGTACCGGGAACTGAATCGAGTGGTTCGCGGCATGGTCGTGGGACGGCAGCTTATAGTTGCCAAGATATTTCCCACCACGAAGATGTTGCTGAAGAGTACATTTTGAATGACCCGAAACCGCTGAATCCTCTCAAAGCGGCAACTCGTCGTGTGAGTCAGATTATCTCTACTTTCGACGAAGTTGACTGGGTAACGCGGTTTTTCACTACTGGTGTCTGGGGCACTGATGCTAATGCGCCTTCGACTAAGTGGGATGCTGCAAACTCGACTCCGATGGAAGACATTGACGGCCATAAACGTACTATGGAATCTGCAACTGCCATGGAGCCGAACAAGGGCGTTACGTCGAAAAAGGTTTTCGATGTTCTCAAGCGTCATGCACAAGTGAAGGATCAACTCAAGTACACCAGTTCTCAAAACGTGACTGTTGAAATGCTGGCACGTATGCTTGAAATTGAAGAACTGGTTATCCTGACTGCCGTGTATGACTCGGCGGCTTTTGGTGCGAGTGCCAGTATGCAGTATATCGCTGGCGACAAGTTCCTGCTCCTGCATGTCACCGACAATCCTTCGCTCGAATCTCCGAGTGCAGGTTACAACTTCGGTTGGTCGGCTTATGGTAAAAACGGTTACAAAGTCAAAACTATCGACCTCGAAACGCATGGTGCGACTCGGGTTGAAGTTCATAACTACCATGACATGCGTTTGGTTGCCGCTGATCTTGGTATTTTCGTGGATGCTCCGCTGACTTAATTACAACTGAGTAAGGGAGGGTCTGTAATGGACCCTCCCTTATTGGGAGTTTAGATAAATGACTATCGAAACTATCAGAACTGAATTACAGATAAGCGAAGCAGTTATTGATAATGCATCAATTAACTATGCTATCGCAAAAATCGAGATTGAAGATATTAATCTCGTGTGCGCAGAAGTGTTACGGATGGTCCTGCGAAAGCATCGTGGTTTAGTTAGGCGTACTGTCGGTAAGTATTCTGAAGTAATTGATCCAAAGGAAATTCGGAAAGAGATTAATAACTACATGCACAAAGCTGCAAGTGCTGTGATGGATGATAACTTTGAATACCCTGATTCGGTATTCACGAAAGAACTGCCATGATACCTAAAGCTGAGACATTTATCCTTAAAACTGTCACTAAGGATAAATACGGGACAATTACAGACACAGTCTCAACGACCTATTATGGCATAATTGAACGCGATAGCCAATTCCGTAGTACCCAAGGGGAAACTACTTTTCTCGGTAAGGGTATAATTTTCACAGATGAAGTGACAGTTAGTGATAAAGTTGGTAATGAAGTTGTTGTTGATGGGGATACTTTTACAATTGTCAAAGGTGCGGATATTAAAGATTTCGACGGTGTTTATCATCATTCAGAGTTGATCTATGGCTGAAAAAGCGTATGTCGCAGGCGTCTTAGATGCATTGGAGACTTTGGAGCACTTTATTGGTGAAGTAATCCCTGAAGTACTCGCTGAAGAGTTTCTGCGTTCGACGCTGTTGGATGTTCCTAGACCGCCTTGGCGTACTGGGGCATTGAGACGCAGTGGCGTTGTGTATATTGGTGGTAGTTTGTATATGGATACCACTGAGATTGCACAGAAGTATGGCGCTATGGATCAAATTGGGGAGAATCCAGTTATAACTCAACAGACTGGAATTGGTCAGGGATTAACTGATAATGGTTTCTATGACGCTCCTAAGACACTTAAACTTAGCAAAGTTAAGTATAAAGGCACTGGTTCTACTGGGAGTGTTAGTTCTTTACGTGGTAAAGTGACTGTGTTGTACCAAGCGCCTCATGCGGCACTTATGCATGAATGGCCGGGCGGGTTCAGTGACATGCACAGTGGGGCGCACTATGTAAGCTCCAAAGCTCTCATGGCAACTAAAAATGCTGCGTTCCGAATTAAGCATATCGCTGCTGAGAGAGGTATGGCATGAATATCTCACGCGACATTGTCAACTATATTGAATCCAAAACAAGTCATGTTACTGGAACTAATTTATTTCTCGGTCACTTGCCGGATACAAATAGTAATGGAATCATTGTTAGTCATTCCGGCGGTGATGAGAATGAAAGTTTAATGCAGCGGTGGAATGTTTATATTATCGCTCATTACAATGACTATCAAACCGCGAATGATAAACTAGAAGCAATTTATAACTTACTTGCTTTTTCAAATGGCATAACTATCACCAGTGGGTATATTCATAATATAGTTCCTATGAAACTACCCGGTTTTATAACTGTCACCGAGCAAAACAAGCATGTGTTTTCTTTCTCGCTTGTGTGCTACATAACCAGACCTTAAAAGGAGAATAATTATGGCTCTCGAACTCGGCCCCGCAGATGCATCTTGGAATTCTGTTTCACTTGGTAAGACAAACGGTGGTATCATGGTGAAAATTACTGATGATGCCACTGACCTTCATTCCGATCAATACGGTACTTCCGCTGAAGATACTGTTATCACTGGTACTTTGGTTGAAGTTACTCTTTCTCTTGCTGAGATTACTATGGCAAGACTGCAAAGTATCCTGCAACCGCAAGCAGCCACAAGTTCCACTGCTGCCGTAGCGGGGCTGAATAAAGTCGGTACTTCGCTTCTTGGTATCGCAGAAGAACTTGAGTTGACTAAGTATGTCAACGGTGTTCCTTCGACGGATGCAAAGGACAAAATCATCTTCCCGAAAGCTGCACCTATCGGTGAAGTGGAACTTAGCTATGATGCATCAAATCAACGGGTGCTCAATGCGAAGTTCAAGTGCTTCTTCGGTACAGTGAACAGCAAAACTTGTTCCTATTACTTCGGTGATGAAACTGCTACTTTCTCATAATCTGACTGAGGGGCCAAAGGTGGAATGACCCGTAGTTAAACTACAAAGCCTATCTTAAACCCGTTGGAAAAAAGGAGTTAAAAATGGCCAAGGTATTTGATGGTGGTAAGTTTCTTGAATCGCACAGTTGTACAGTTAAACTCAGTAATGGTCTGTCTGTGACGGTAAGTGAGCTTAGTGATAAGACTCTCGAACTGTTGGACAAACTGGGTGATGAAAATTCAAGTGTAAAAGACATTCGTGTTACTCTGGCTGAGGCATTGAATGTTGAACCGCAAGCGTTGGAAAAAGTCCAAATTGTTGAAATGCGCGGTGCGTTGGATTTTTTGTCGAAAAGCTTGTTCGAGTAGATGTTGATAATTTAACCGACGAGCGTTTGAAACTCATAGGAAGTATAGCCAGTGAATTTGCTGGCTATACTTTCGAGAGTCTCGTTAGTTACCCACTCAACAAGCTAAGGTTAATGCACCAAGAAGCACAAAGACAGCGAGCTAGTAAATGCGATCTTCTCGCTATGCTTATCAACAAACCAAATCAAAAAGAAGATGTGCAGAGTAAAATAACAAAGCATGTTGAACGATTACTTAATCCTCATAGTATCCATGTTGTTGTTGATTATGATAAAACTTGGGAAGAACTCAGAGCGTCCCGTGGTTTAACTTAAAAGGATTCTGGCATGATAAACGCTGGTGGAGTTAAATTTGGCATAGACATTACGGGATATAAAGATTCCATAAATGCCATTAAGGAAGTTAAACAAGACCTTAAAGAACTTAGCTCTGTATTTCAATCTAATGCGAAAGAACAAAAAGGTTACATCCGAGAATTACGTAACCTAGGTGCTCCGTATCAAAATCTCGCTAAAGGTGTCAACACCACCAGCAAACTTTTTCAAAAAATTACCCGCCTAGAAAAAGATTACACATCTAAAATCAGAAAAGAAACTGCGCGTAGGAATGTTATTATCCAAAACGCAGAACGCAAGCAGACTGAATTACTTCAACAGTCTATGCGTAATCGTAAGTTAATATACCAACAAGAATTTCGCGACAGAGCAATAAATCTTCGTAAGATTATCGGTACTTCTGGTCAAGGATTATCTACTGCTGCAATGAAACCTGCGAATTTCGCGTCTTGGAGTCAAACACAAGATGCTAGAAAAGCAGCAGATGTTAATATCCAACTTGAAAAGCAGTTAAGTTTACAAAAAAGAATCCATGCAGAAAACAGTCGTAATTTGAATGTATGGCGGAGAATGTTCGACCAGATAAAAAGAGTCGAAGTTCTCCAAAATGTTGTTGCGTCTCATGCGGGTAGGACTGCGAGTAAATTTAAAGAATTTGCGGATAGAACGCGGTCAATGCAAACTCCTGAGTGGCAACAGTCTACAAGAGGGACTTTGAATACTAAGGCATACTCGGATTTGTCCGGTATCTTAACAAATATACATGCCGGTATGAAAAAAGTATCCACTGGTAGTAATGTATTACGTACTCGTATGCAAGCACTTGCGACCAGTGGGGTAGCAAAAGTAGCAAAAGGGAGTAACAAATTATACTCAGCAATACTTAGACTTGCTAGTGTACAAAAACGTCAAATTTCCCTTTGGCAAAGACTCAAAGTTAGTATGAGCGGTGCCGGTGGGTCTTACCATACATGGTGGAAACGCTTTGGTGTGATTGCAGTTGGTTTCGCAGTTGCGTATCGTGCTATTAATGCATTTGAACGTGGTGTCCAAACACTCACTATGACATTTGCTCGTGGGTTGACTATTTTAGATGATTATACCGAAGGGCTAGCTGTTATTTCTGGTATGATTGCATTGACATATAAGAGCAGTGGGAATTTCAGCACTCGTTTTATAGCAGCGCATAATGCTCTAGCTAAAACGATGGAGCATTCTATTCGATTGGCACCTAAGTATAAATTATCAATGGAAGAAATTACCGCTGGTTATCGAGAACTCGCACAGTTTGGAGTTATAGTTAATCCAGAAGATGCTGAAAAGTCACTTAACACAATTGCGATGATTAAGGAGATCGCACTTACAAGTGGCTCTTCGATGAAGCAAGTTCGGCAGGAAATTCAGGCATTATTCCAAGGTCAGGCGCGTGTAACGGATCAGTTTACACGGATGATTAAAATTACTATGCCTGAGTTGTATAAACAACTTCAGAATCAAGCCATTACCACAAATGAAAAATGGAAGATGCTAATTGATCGAGTGTATGATTTCCGTGAAGCACAACGGAAAGCCATTCAAACAGTTAGTAATCAATTTTTAGTATTGAAAAATAACATAGCTGTTATTTCCATGACAGCATTAAAGAGTAGTGGATTATGGGATAAATGGGTAACAAGTTTATCTGATATTAACAATAAGTTGTTCGATCTTGAAGGTAATTTACTTCCTCTCGGGCAGCATATTAAAGAAGTCTTTGCAGATATCTGGACAAGTGCGGATTATGCTATTAAGTCACTTTTCAGTCTGAAGGATTTGTTTGGTGATGTATATGATATTAGTGTTAAACTTGCTGGTCCATGGAAAGGTGCTATTCTCGAAGGGCTTAAATATCTGACTGTTTTATTTGCAGTGAAAACAGTTTTCCAGATGATTATTGGTTTGGGTAAAGGACTATTGGCCGCAAGTGGGCTTAGGCTTATTATCCCAGCAATGTTCACTGCTATTACAACATCAATTTCATACTTATCTATTGCAATAACAGGGTTGATATTTAAACTCCCGGCATTGGCTGTCGGGCTAGCTGGTTTAGTCGGTCCGGCGATAGCACTTACTGGCGCATTAGCTGGCGGTATTGCTATTGGAGCATCTTTGCAAGTTATGTTTTCTGGCCTATGGGCATCAATCAAAGAACTCTTTGACCAACTTGCAAGTCCTAAGTTTAAACTAGCTGTTTGGGAAGTTTGGGATTTCTTGAAACATCCGTTGGATAGAAGTGCAGAACGAATTAATGCAAATGAATATCGTAATAAATTACTTGCTGAGATAAATGGTATCAAAGATGATGCTAAAAAGGCATTTGATTTTAATAAAGTAATCGAAGAATCAATGACCGCTATGAAAAGTACCAGTGGCTTGATTGAATCATCTTTTGGTGAGATTAAGAATCTTATCAAAGATACCTTGGACTTCGATTGGTCTGGTAAGTTTGGTGGATTAATACCAGATTTTTCTGCACTAGAAAAACAGTTAATTACAAAAATGCGTGACCTTGTTGGTCCTGATGTTGCGGATTCACTTGTTGGGCATTTTAGAGATTTATTCAAGAATTTAAAACTTGTCCTTGGGGACGGGATTGTAAATATCAATGTTCCTTTGTTTAACTTTGCCGCATGGGAAGATAAGTTAAAAGACGGCTGGAAATTAGTAAACGGTATTTGGAAAGCAGTAGGTGACATTGGTACTCCGCCTATTCAAGACCAAGGGGATGTTGCCAAAAGTATTGACGATGCGATATTTAAACAATTTGTCGCTAGTCGTCGTGCAATGATTTCCTACACTAACACAACAAACAGTACCCTTGCGAAACAAACCGCAGAGGCAGTTAAACTTAATATAGATTACCAAAGTGCAATCAGAGATATCCATAAAGGTATTACTGACTTTAAAGAGATGGATGGTGTTACTGATGCACAGATTAATACCTATGTAAGTAATGCTACTACACAGCTTAAGTATCTTGAACTCGCATATAAGCATCATTTACGTGCTGTTGAAAAACCATTCTGGGGTTTCATGGTAGATAGTATGCAAAGTTGGGGGGATTCGCTTGCAAATACATTCACTCAAGCTATGATGGATATGAACAACTGGAAAGATTTCCTTAGTAGCTGGTTGAAAGATGTTTCAAGTCAGATTATTAATCAATTGATTAAAATATCAATCACGGATCAACTTGTTGGTGGGATTTTACAGGTACTTGGCGCAGGGGTCGGTGGAGGAATGAGACCTAATTCTGTGACAATACCGCATAGTTATACTGGCAGCCAAACTAACTACCGCGCAGGCGGTGGGCCGATTACTGAACATGTTATCGGATATGGCACTAAAACCGGCCAGCGTTGGGAGTTCGGTGAAAAAGGACCGGAATATGTATTTAATAAAGAACAAATGCAATCAAGTCAAAGCGCCGGTAATGTCCAAGTTAATATCAATAACAACAGCCAGTCACAAGTAACTGGTGGCGCTAAGACAAGATTTGATGGCAGGAAAATGATAATTGATATTGTTCTTGATGATTATGAATCAGGTGGGGCATTATACAAAACTCTCGGGAGGAAAAGATAATGGCATTTCCTAGTTTATCTCGCCGGCCGATTGAAGAAAATGTTCTACCTGTTGAAAATGTTATTAAACACGACACTGAGAGCGATGTTAGTGTGTATCGGCGGAAGAAAAGATCAAGGGATAAGTATAGTTGGACATTGAACTATGATTTACTATTCACCACTGATGCTAATGCACTTATTAGTCACTGGCAAAGTGTCGGGCAACATACGTCATTTACATGGACAGATAAAACAGGCACAAATAGAACCGTTTTCTTTGATGCAATACTTACTTGGGTTGAATTATACCCCGGTTGTTTTAAGTTCTCGCAAATTAAACTAATGGAGAAATAAAATGCCTGCGACTATCCCTGCGAATTTGATGCTTGAAAAGAATAAAGTTGAAAGTCAAAATGCGTGGGTGCTTTTAATTGAATTTCAATACAACTCCACTGTGTTTAGATACACAAATGATAATGAACAAGTTATCTATGGTGGTCAGACTTATGAATCAATTGCATTCAAATTCGGTGCTATGTCTACCTCGGATGATGGAAAGATTAACTCAGTCAATCTTCAGTTAAGTAACATCAGTCGTGCTATGTTCACTTTCGCGGAGGATACGAATGGTTTAATTGATGTACCTGTAGTTGTTCGTCTTGTTAATACTGGGCACTTGACGGAAGACTACACAAACCTTACTTTGAATTTTACTATCATTGGCACAAGTGTCGATCAAGAATGGCTGACATTCACTCTCGGTGGGCCTAATCCACTTAGAAGAAGATTCCCACAAGATAAATATGTCGCCCTTTATTGTAACTGGGCGTACAAGTCTGCTGAATGCAATTACACTGGTGGGCTCGCTACTTGTAAGCGGACAAAAGCTGATTGTGCATCGCATAATAATCTCGCCAATTTCGGCGGCTATCCCGGATTACGTCCTGATGGCATCCGAGTTTTATAGTACCTTTATAGGTATGCCTTACGAATTAAGTGGCAACGGCAAAGATGGCCAAGGCATAGATTGTTATGAATTAGTAGTTCAGCTCGGACAACATTATGGGTTCAACTACCCAACTCCGCAATATGAGTACGACATTCCCTCTAGAAACTCCGTCGCAGATAGTAATCGTAAATTCTTCACACGTATTGATTTACCTCGGTTTGGTGATATAATTGCAATAAAGATAGGATGTTTTGTTGCACATATTGGTTTTATGATAAATCATTACCAGTTTATCCATGCAATTAAAGAACATGGGGTGACAATATCTAGAGTTGATTCTATTAAATACCGAAACCGTATTGAAGGATACTATAGATGCAAAAATTAATTGTTGCCCAAATCACTAATCCGCTCACCAGAGAACAACAACGGATTAATGTTGAGTATGCCGGTCAAACGATTGACGAAATTATCAAGTTAATCATCCCTCCTGATGTTGAGTGTCGAGTATTCTTAAACGGCCAACCTATTAAACCCAACAGCTCCGAGAGTAATCAAGTTATCCAAGAAACTGACCAAGTTCTTATTGCACCATTGATCCGTGGTAGTGATGAAAACTGGGGTTATGTAGCAATGGTTGCTATTGCTGTCGCTGCGGCTGTAACTGGCCAGTGGGTTGCAGGTATTCAAGCACTCGGGAGTTATGGTGTAGCTGTTGGTGCAGCGGTATCGGCTGGTATCATGATCGGTGGTTCACTTTTGGTGAATCATTATCTCGGACCGGAATTGGAAACTGAAGAACCGGGATCGAGTTACTCATGGAATCCACAAGTTACCCAACTCCAAGGGACTACAATACAAAAAATCTATGGAGCCATGGTTGTTAAACATGGGAATATTATTAATGCATTTAGGTCGCCTCAAGCTGCTTGGGAGAATAATGATTTAAATGTAATGATTAGCTATGGCTATGGACCGATTAATAATCTTAAACAGATTAAAATAAACGACCAATATCTTAAAGAAGATAACGGGCTTGAATTGCATCGTAGGCTTGGTTATTTACGCCAAGGTGTAATTCCCGGTTTTGAAAATGCAACAAATGACAGTGCATATGCACAAGAACTGACAGATACTAATGGTTCATTTAGCTATCCTATCTCAGCAGGAGCAGATGAACTACAGTTTACTATTTCATTCCCAGCAGGGTTATTTTACATTGACCGCCAAGGTGATTTCAGTGATGCAAGAGCAAGTTTTAATATTCGTTTACATAATGAAGTAACTGGGTTAGATTTTGAATTCGGCTCAACTAATCCTTCGACACCAGCAGTGGAAATTAACTGGACTTTCGGTCATTACACAATACCCGGATATGAAGGTGATTCTAACACTTGGGTAAGTTTGGAGACTTCTATTTTTGAAGGCTTTACTCCTGATGCGTTTGTTATTGATAGTGACTATCCGAATGAACAATGGCGTTACGTTGGTGGGTCACTTACGCAGATAGACTTCCATGATCCGTATGAAGTATTTGATATAGTTGGTCGAACGAAAGATAGTTTCGACAGGAATTTCAGTGTCCGGTTGAATCCTGCGCATAACTATACCTTACATATCGAGAGACTGAATAGCCTCGGTGGTACTGGTAATGGTGCGGATACTTCTATTTTCAGCTCTATTCGTAGGATTAACTACACTGGGTTTACATATCCTAAGCATGTCTTGCTTACTATCCATGGTTCGCCTAGTGAACGATTCAGCGGTGGGTTAAAGGTCGAGCCTTATATCGAAGGTGCATTAGTTCGTACTTTCAATGGTACTTCTTGGACGGTTGAGTTCAGTCAGAATCCTGCTTGGGTAGCATACGATATCGCTACCCAACCTGTGTTTGATAATGACTTAAATGTTATTCGGTATGACGGTTTTGATCCGTCAACTATCAACACAAATGACTTTTACGACTGGGCACAGTTATGTGATGAAACCGTACCTGCTCCCGGTGGTGGAACAGAGAAACGCTTTGAGTTCAATGGTTCATTTGATTCAACTGAATCCACTTGGGATGCTATTCAAAAACTTGGCATTCTCTATCGCGCAAAACCTTACTGGAATGGTACTGAACTCCGAGTTGCTGTTGAGCGCAAAGTAACTTCAGCAAGTACATTATACTCCAGTGGGAATATCCTTATGGATAGTTTCAGTATGTTCTTTCTTCCAATGGAAGATAGAGTTACTGAAATTGAAGTTCAATATATCGACCAAGATCAAGATTATGAAACAACTCAGTTGGCTGTGCATGATATTAATCTAACCCAAGCTAGGAATAAAATATCCCTTCAGGCTTTTGGTACTACAAAAGAATCACAGGCTTGGCGGATTGCGAAGTTTTTTCTTACAAAAAATAAATATCTTTTCCGCACGATCAAGTTTGATGTTTATCTTGAGTATCTTGAGTCACTAATTGGTGATGTAATTGATTTTCAGCATAACTTACCTGCGTGGGGTTCAGGCGGGCGACTGGCAAGTATCACTGGGGATAATTTATATGTAAATGGCCTTCTCGATGATACTTTTTTCTTGGAAGTTGGTTTCTCTCAAGCGACTATAGATAGCTGGAAAGCTGGTGGTACTGGGAGTGTAATTGATGCTGGTGCTGCTGTTGGCGTTACATTACATTTGAGAACAGTAGATAACTCGTATGGTACTTATGTTGTCCATGGTGGTGGTTGGGATGAAGAAACTCAACAAAGTGTAGTTATTGTTGAAAATGCAGCTTTGTTTACTTATCCTGCTGCGACGGATGATTTGTTCGCACTTAGTTATGACAACTATGGCAGTGTTAAAAAGTATCGAATAACTTCAATTGAACCTAATGATGAACAAATTGCAACTATCACTGCGGTTGAGTATCGGGACGAAATATTCGATGAAACAGATATAGCTGCTGATGTAGAGACAGCAGCTAATAGTCCATTGACTAAATTCCCACAAGTAACAGCATTGAGTGCAAGTTCGTCAATATACTTTGATGCATACAATAATGTAAAACGTCGTCTTGAAGTTTCATGGACACTTCCGAGTGACATGACTTTCTATAAAGGCTTGCGGCTGATTGTTCTTGGGGGCAACAGCACAACTGAGTTTTCTACTGTTGTAGCAGAACGTATCGTGGGTTCGGGTTATTATAATCTGGAGATTAATAATGTAGAAATTTATCCGTTTTATAAAATTTACGCAGTTACAATTAACTCCTTCGGGATTGAACAACCATTGAGTGTTGCGCCGTATATTGTATACACCGCAAGTGACTATAATGACTCCGATAATCCCACTATGTCAACTGGTGTTGCGAATCTTCAAGTCTCTAATGACACTGGTGACGGTGTTACATTCGTTACCAAGGATTGTTTTATCACTTGGGATGATCCTGTAGATGAATGGGCCAATACAAGATGGTTAAACTACTATCTCGTTGAAGTTTATGAAGTCGGGTCAGCAACACTTATCCATAGCGAACGGGTGAGTGATAATAAATTCGATTTCACATTCGATAAAAACAAAGCCGCTGGAACATATAGAACTTTCGATGTTA